TTATCGAGGATTTTGTGCACAAGCTCGCTATCCCGCATCGGCGGCATGCCGCGCTTTACGAGTAACTTGTTGATTTCTATGCATTTTTGCCGGATCGCCTCTTGCTCGGCGTTCGTAAGGCGAATCGTTGCTGGCATTTTCAATTGGTCCATATTGACACCCGTCAATCAGCATACGTGCATGCATGTGATTTGTGTTGACGCATGCAAGTTCAACCGTATACATTCCGCCTCAATGTAATTTGCATGCATGCATGCATCGAGGGGGCAGGGATGTTTATCGATTGGCTTACGGTGTCTCAAGAGCATCAGCACGACCTACCGGTCGTGTGCGATGTGATGACGATCACAATCGATACGAACACCAATGAAGTGCTCTCCACCCGCCAGCCTCGCTTCAAGCATGAGGCCAGCTATTCAACGTCGGTCACGATCCATGTTCAGGGGCGGAAAGTCCGCGTTGAGGGCAATCCGAGCCGGGTAGGGCGCCTCGACAACCTGTTCGGATTCTCGACCATCGAGCAGTGCGTTTCGGTCTACAACCAGCTTTTGGCTGAGTACGGCCTGCCGGGCTTTACCCGCTGCACTCGCGTGGATCTGCGGGACGGCGCATCAGGCGCAAAGACCGGTGATCGCGTGGCAGACGGCGCCAAGATCGAGCGTATCGACCTGACAACCAACGTATCGGTAGGAGAGGGCAACGTGTTGGCCTACCTGCGTGGCGTTTCCTCTCAGCGCATTGGTCACAGCATCGGCTTCCTGTACCCCAACGGTCGCACCGTCGCGTGGACCCCGAAGGGCAACGGCAAAGGCGGGCGCCTCCAGTACCGCAAGGCCTATGACAAGGCTTTTGAGCTGGCCGAGAACCTGCTTCCGAAGATCAAGCGCCTCTACGGCGAGGAATCCCCCGAGTTCCTGTACGTGCAGCGCGTCCGCGACTACTGCGCCCTTCATGGCGTGGTTCGGATGGAGCAGGAGCTGAAAAACGAATTTTTGCAGCGCGAATGCTTGGCCTATTGGGGCCTCTTTGATGAACGGCGTTTTGCCGAACTCCACGACGAGTTTTTGAGAATTGACGAACGACTGAGGGTGACCGCAATGGACATCGTTTCCATATCAGAGCAGCTCTTGGCTGAGCAGATCGTAAACACCACCCGTGCAGCGAACACCACCGCCATGTATGCGATTCAGTGGATGCACGGCCAGCAGTTCGATTTCAACAAGTCCGCCGTCCAGGAACATGCCGCCCGCCTCAACCGTATCGGCATCAACATCCGCAACGCCTGCGATACCTCGCGCTTCGCGCCTGTCTTCGTCCGTCAGGCCCGCGAAATCACCAAGTCGACCGTGCTGCCGATACCGAGCTGGTACCAGCGCCCGAACCATTTGCAGGTGGCTGCATGATGGCCGCGACCCTCTCCCTGATTGCCACCCTCGCCGGGGCCGTTATCGCGCTCTACCTGGTCCGCCAGGAGTACCGGCCATGATCCATCAGGTTGAACGCAAGCCGGGTAATGGCATGTCGTTTTGTGATTGCTGCGGATGCGGCTATTCGGCCTCTCAGGTCGATTTTCATGCCGTTGAAATCAAGTCGCGTGACTGCCTCATCTGCGATGGCTGCTGGCCTCTTCGCAGTGTTGATTGGCTCCCAGGCATGTGGGATGAGTCTGATCTATCTGGCGGCGAGACTGATCAATGAGAACGGTCAGTTTCCAAGGCACCCAGCTCACCAGTGGCCAGCGTCGCCGCCTGGAAAATCAACAGCGCACCCGCGCCTTTATGAATTCCGTCCTGCAGCAGCAGGTCAGCGAGACCATGGCGGCTCTCGACAGTCGCCAATCCCAGGGCGTCAAGCCCGAACGCCAATGGTTCTTGGATCGCCAAGAGCGTGGCACTCCCTGCGTTGCCGAATTGTTCGGCTTTTAAGAGGTAATACCCCATGGCTATGACTATCAAAATCGAAACTACCGGCAACTTCCGCACCGGTACTGCTGCCAAGTCTGGCAAGGCGTATTGGATGTGCGAGGCATTTGCTCATCTTCCCGGCGTTCCGTATCCGCAGAAGTTCAGCTACTACGCCGCCTCGCAGAATGAAGTTCTGCCGGTTGGTCATTATGAGTGTGATATCACCTGCTCGATCAAAGATGATCGCATCAACTTCGAAGTTGACCCACGCCAAGGTCGCCGTATTTCTTCGCCGCAACCTGCTCAAGTGGCTCCGGCGAAAGTTGCAGGCGCTAACTAAATGAGCATCTACGACGAAGCTGATGCAACTGACGAGCCTTGTGAAACTTGCGGTGAGGAAGAGCACTGCTTCATCGAGGAAGACACTGGCGATTCTATTTGTCCTTCGTGCTTTCTTGATAAGTACGAAGATTAAGGAGTAATAACAGTGGAATGCACCTCACAACTTACAGCCGAGTGCGTTACAACGGTGTTTTCCGCTGGATTTCTTCTCACGGTCACATTGTGGACTTTGGGAATAACCCTCGGCGTTGCAATCAGCGCCATTCGTAAACTGTAAAGGAGCAACAACAATGACTGATATTTTCGCAGCTGTAGACCTGGGCGAAGTTACCGCTTGGGTAATCGCCACCGGCGTACTGATCATCGGTATCACCATGGCTTTCAAAGGCATCGACCTCGGAAAGCGTGGCGTGAAAAAGGCCTAAATGGCCTGAGGGGAGGGGAGGAAACTCCCCTTCGTTATTTATGGAACAACAAATAGCAATAACGGCAACTGATCTGGCGATGCTCGCGTATTCGCTGATCTTTATGGGCGGGGTCATTGGCGGATGGGCATTCATACTCGGTACACAACAGCGGTTCTGATTCTGCTTGTGGCGCTCGCCACTGCATCAACTGCCCATGCGGCAACTCTCCATCCTGTTCCCAGTATCGCCAGAGCACTCGCAGCAGGCCCTTCAGGCGTAATGCCGTCTGGCTTGACGGTTCAGCGTTCGCAGCAGCTTGGCGTCATGCTGCTCAAGGCCAATACTCAACTCGCCCTCGGTAGCGGGGCTGTGGTGCCAGTCACTCGCGGAGCCAGCCTTAGTGTCTCTGGTCTTGCCAGGACCGCTGTCGCGACCATCAAAAATGGAAACCCTGCGAAAATTTTGGCCACGGCTGCCGTTACCGGTGCCATCGCACTGATACCTGGTAGCGAGATTCGTGACGGAATGCCGGTTAAACAGCCTCAATCAGGCCCTGCGGACTATTACACCCATTCGTATGTCTCGAATAGGCGTTTTGGTACAGCTCAGCAGGCATGCATATTCGGTGCGTTCGGTCAGACAACAATACCTAGTGGTAATTCGATCAGAGTTGTCAATGGCTCCTGTGAGATAACTACGGTCAACACTACGCCGCCAACTCGTTTTCATGGCAGCGCGGTCGCGCATCGTCAAACGTGCTACTACGGGCATACCGATTATTACTGTAATCCAGCAGGTACCTGGGTCCCCTATATCGACGCTGACTATGATGTTTTGGAATCCACGATTGTCTCTCGTGACCCTAGTCCTGATGAGGCTCGTGACCTTTGGTATGCCATATGTGGCGGTGATGGCTCGTGCCTCGGGTCATACACTAGCGACCCCACATTAGACGGCCCATCCAGTGTCCAGGGTCCTAAAACCACAACAACTAGCACAGGCCCTAGCGGAACTACCACGACAACTAAAGACACCCAGCACGATCTGGATTATTCGAATCCGGACGGGGTGGTTGTCCGTGACAGAACGACTACTACAACAACTGAGCCCGATGGCAACACAACAACAGATACAACTGTAGACACCGGTCCGGTAGTTGGAGCCAAACCGGATGATCAATCAGATTTCGAAGGTTCTTTTACCGACACGCCATTTCCTGAGGTCGAGCCGTTTTACGAACAGAAATATCCCGATGGATTAGAGGGTGTGTGGGCTTCTCGTAAAGCAGAGTTCGAAGATTCTGCTTTTATGGACTTCCTGGGCTCTTTTGTTCCGTCATTTAGCGGTAGTTGTCCAGGTTGGTCGGTTAACGTGAATATCGCTTCCTGGGCGCAGTTCGGAATTCATGACTTTCAATCGCTCTGCTGGGTGTTTGATTTCGTCAAAGTCGTGTTGTTGGTCTCTGCGGCATTCCTTTGTCGCGCACTGATCTTTGGAGGTTGATATGGGTGGGATATTCGGCTTCTTCACCGCGCTACTTGCTAAAATTGCAAACTTCGCTAAATGGCTGCTGGCCGTTGTCCTGCAAGTTTTCCAAGACCTCTGGTACATGGTTACCGATGTCGTTATATGGGCGTTTGACTCGGCGTTGGGCATCGCCGCCAGTGCGCTCGCAGCCATCTCCATCCCGTTCGATCCGCAGATGTACTACGCCATGATCCCGGCCGAGGTGGCTCAACTCATGGGTTATATCGGCGTGCCGCAGGCCATCGCAATGATCGTGGCCGCCCTGGTAGTCCGCTTCATCCTGCAAACTATTCCATTCGTCCGCTGGGGGTCCTAATGATTAACCTGATACTCGGCCAGCCTGGCGGCGGCAAATCGTATGAGGCGGTGGCGTTTCACGTGATCCCGGCGCTTGTTGACGGGCGTCGCGTTATCACCAACTTGCCGCTCAACGTGGATATGATCGAGGCGTATTTCCCGGGATCTGCACGTCTGATCGAGCTCCGCAACCCGCAGCTGGTCGATGGCGTCCTGGTACGCCCGTTCTCGCGTGTCGAGCACTACGGGGACGAATGGCGCCACCCTGATACCGGTGTCGGCCCGCTGTACGTGATCGACGAATGCCACCTGGCCATGCCTCGCGCTGTTGTTGACCGCGCCGAGGTCCCGCAGCAGCGCCTGGTCGAAGAGTGGTACTCGATGCACCGTCACGAGTTGGCCGACGTGCTGCTGATTACCCAGTCGTATGGCAAGGTGAATCGAGCCGTCATCGACCTGGTCCAGGTGGTCTACCGCTGCAAGAAAGCGACGGCGTTTGGCACCTCGAAGCGCTACATCCGAAAGGTCCAGGACGGCGTAAGGGGAGAGGTGGTTAACACCGCTGTTCGCGAATATGAGGCCAAATTTTTCAAGTTCTACCGGTCCCACACGAAGAGCAGCAAGGCGGCTGAGGAACTGACCGCTGGCGACATCGTCCCGTTTTGGAAGCGTTGGCCATTCAAGGGCGCGGCGATCTGCCTGGCACTGTTCGCTGCTCAGGTGACGTATATCACAGGGTTCAGGGGCGATGACGAGCCGCCACCTCCGGTACTCGACCCGATCTATGCTGCGCCGGCTGTGACAGTCCTAGATGCGCCACCCGTTCAGCAACAGCCTCAGCAGGCGCCACCGGCGCCACGTGGTCCAGCCAAACAGACCCATCCGTACGACGGCTATGGGTTCCACCTCTCGGCGCTCATGCACCGCCATCGAGATGATGGCCAGCGACACCTCACGGGCTACGTGACCATCACGCAAAACGGACAGGCGATCCGCCAGGTCTCGTTTCGCGACCTGGAGCAGGCCGGCTATGCGGTCGAGTATCAGTCGGACACTGTCATTGGCCTGACATATCGAGGCATCGACCTGGGCTATGTCGTCTCCGGGCTCCCCACGATAAAGCTTGCGGGTAATCTTCCTACAAAGGAGACTGACGGTTAGCGGGAGGGCTCCCGCTTGCGGGAGGGACCCGCTAACCGTTAGGAGGCTTTACCCATGGGTATGTATGACCGCGATTGGTATCGCGACCATCACCGCCAACAGCAACGCCAGCAGCGGGTTCAGCCCCGTCAGTCGCTTGGTGCTGGGTTTTTTCCTGGGCTCGTCCTGGGGCTGATGATTGGTCCGGTCATCACGATCTGCGCCTTGTTCGCCCTGGGCTACCGGCTCTGATTGGGCGCTTCGCATAATGGAGGTTACGGAATGATCCTTAGCTATGAGCTGGTAGATAACCCTGGGCATGAGTACCAGGAGGAAGTTGAATCTCAGTTCGATGCCTGTATCCGACTTCAATTGATCGAAGCATTCTGTGTCTGGTGGGATCTTTCGGATGGCAGCGACGAGCCTGTCATGTCTTCATAAGGCGCTTCGCATAATGGGTAACGTTACGTTTAATCGCGTCGGGAAGATGGTCAGCGGTCCCGGCGCGATTTAATGTAACGTTGATTATGCGCTGCGCTCCTATCCCCCTCGATATCCCACCTCACCTGGTTAAGCAGGCACGACTATTCGCAGCCCGTGGAGACGATCTCCAGGCTGTCTGCCATGTTCTTGAGGATTACGGGCGGCTTGTTGCCGAGGTTCGCCAGCTACGCGCTAGAGTCTTCCGGCTCGATGATGAGGGCGCCGCCCTGGACGCCCGTGTAGCAGCCCTGCAGGACGCCTGCCGGGCGATTTTGGAGCTTTAGACCCACTCCCTTTCTCTTACTCGCCATGGCGCGTGACTGAATCCGGGTTTGTTCATCGCCTTGCATGCTGCATTTGCCCTGGCTTTGCTGCCGTAGTCGCCTGTTTCGTCATCGTGCCAGGTTCTCGTTTCGGGATTTTGCCATTGCAGGATGTACCGGCGTTTTGTCGGGCCTGCTTTCGACAGTTTTGCCTTCGCCTTGGCCAGCTCATTGCCCATTGCATCGGCACGGGCTTCGGCCAGCTCGATGCGCTGCATCAGCTCATTATCGTCACGTGACGATAATTGCTTTTTCAGCTTTTCGTTCTCTGCCCGCAGCTCGTCAATTTTCTTCAACCCTGCCGCGTCGGTTGCAACCAGCGCGTCACGTAGACTGGTTATCTCTGCCTGCATCCGCTTGATTTCCTCGACCGTAGCAGGGTCCACGCACCCTGATTTGGCCTTTTGCCGTTCACGGTAGGCGCGCTGTTTCTCGGCGGGTGTCATTGCCTTGCCGGTAGCAGGTCTTCCCCGCTTGCGCTTGGCTGGCTGGTCGTCCATGGGTAGGGCTTGAGTTAGCTTGTCTGCTGGGTCGATCATTGCGAAGGGTCCGTTTCGTTGTTCGTGACTTAATTATAGTAACGTTACCGCAAATAGACTAATTGCATGTTGCTATCAGCCCCACCTGTACGATAGATAAAGTAACGTTACCTTAATTCAACCTCGACCGACTCCCTCACGCCTCCCACCTTTAGACAGTCAAGGGGCAAACCGGAAGCCGCAGCGGCTTTTTCGCACGCTCCACCGCGAAAAAACGAACGGGTGAGGATTTGAGGCGCTCGCGCCGACCCTTGACCATCCTCCGTCCGACTACTCTCCGCCTGGGGTGTGAGGGGTGCTCTTTCCCTCGCACCCCTGGCCCTCGCCGAGAGACCCCCGGTAGGGCCGTCGGAGACGCTTTTGATGTTGCTTCTTGGCTCGCCGATCTGGAGCCGGATGGGTGGGGGTGCTGTTACACCCCCACTTTACCCCGGATTCCCGGGGTCACTCGGTCTCGATCACCACGTCGCCAGATGCATTCATCTGCACGTAAGGCACTGAT